TGCATCTTGTGTATTACCTCGAAACATATAAGCATAATACATAGCACCGTCAAGAATTACATTTCTATATATTTCTGGTACTTTAGGTACATCCGTTGAGTCAGTCATTTCAACACTAGTTAAATAATATTCATAAACAACTGTATATGCTTGATCTGGTGCAGGTGATAAAACATATTCTAAACCTGGAGCCTTAGATACAAATACAGGAACATTATATAAACTAGTATCTGATGTATACTCTTGTTCAACAAATCTTTCTAAATACTCTTCATATCTTAATACTTTTAATTTTTGAGTTCTATTATTTAAAGTATCACTTTCTTTAATTCTAAAAGTTTCAAAGTCTACTACAGTAGAGTTTGCAGGAAAACTATATCTACTTACTCCTGCAGATAAAGTATCTTCTTGCTCTACAAAGTTATAAGGCCAGTGTGGATACTCTTGATCTATTTCTTGTATAGAAGCATTAACACTATCTTTAACTTGTGAATGAAAACCTGCAGCCGTAGAAAAATTACTAGTAGTAAGTTCTACTTCATTAAGTCTTCTATTAACTTCATTGACAAGTCCTAAATAATTATATGCCATTAAAATTCCTTAATAGGTAAAGTAACAGTTCTTTCTGCTATTGTTCCACTTGTATCTACTATCTGACAATGTAATTTATACTTTGTATTATTTGTACCTAATCCTAAATTAACAGTAGCAACTGTATCAGTTTTAGATACTCCTACTAATTGTAAATTATTTATAATGCTACCAGTATTAAGTTGAGTTTTTACACCAGATTCATTATCAACAAACCATGTAACTGTATCTATAGTTGCTTGACTATTTAAATATCTAGACCAATCCATACTAAAATCTACTGTTTCATCTGGATCTTTACTGGGCCATTTAAGTGACATATTATGCTACCTTTACTGTTCTATCTGCATTGTTACTTCGTCTGTGTACATAAGCTGTTCTACGTCTTTCATAATTATCTTTAACAGTATTAAAATCAAATACTACAGGTGAAACTATAGGTGTTCCTACTTTTGCTAATGTTCTTACACCATTAACACTTACTGTTATATTTGTTCCTGTATCTACTGCTTCTATAGATACATTACCTATTGCACCAGTACTAGATACTCCTGTTAAAGTAATTGCTACACTTTGTGAGTTATATCTATCTGTACCAAATACAGCAGTTCCGTATCTAGCAAAAGTAATATGACTAGACATATTTTACTCTACTCTTAATATTGCTGTTGTTCCATCTGCTGTAGGAAAACTAACTACAAAATTACCTGCAACAGCAGTTTGGTCTGCACTAAAATCTAATACAGCTACTGCATTAGTAGTACTTGAAGTACCGTCAGTAGTTGTATTATAGATTAATCCACCTCTAGCTGTAATAGATACTGCAGTAAAAGTAGCAGTACCAAAATTAGTAATACCAACTGTACCACTTATTGTAGGATCTACTTTAGTAAGTTCTATACCACCTGAACTATAACCTGCACCTACTACTTCTCCAGAGGTAGTAAAGTTAGTAGTACCTGCACTTAATGTTGCACCTGCTGAATATAAAGCAATTTTAAAAGTGTGACCTGCAGAATTAAAGTCATGTTTACCTTCAAGAAGTTCTTTCTTAAAAGAGGTACACATAGCTTGTGATATTGCCATCTTTAATCCTTTATAAAAAAAATGGGTAGCCCTATCCCCTAGAGCCACCCATGTAGTTTACTTAATTAATAATTAAGCTAATTGGTCACGATCTACTTCGTCTGGCCCTAGATCGTTTGATACGTCTTGCATGACTGCATATACTCTCCATACTCCTGAAGTAGGATATGCACTACCTGCAGTAGGCCCAAGTACTACATCAACTGTATCATCAGCAGATACAACTAATGGAGCATAGGCAGCAGGTATTGCTGTCATGTCACCTGTTGAAGTGCCATCACAGTCAAAATTGTCTGCAAAAGCATCAGGATCTGCACCTGTACCAATGTCTACTTGAAAGTCTCCGTCATTAGGTGTTACCACCTCAAGACCAGCACCCCAAACCATTGTTTTCGCAGGTACATCTATTACTTGAAGAACGTCAGCCGATGCTAATGCAGAACCTTTAGTGGTTGTTGCAGTAGCAAGATTAACGTCAACTTCTACTTTATATGGCTCTTTGCGAATAGCACGACTTGGGTGCGTACCTGCATTGATACCATTTGATACGTCAACTGTAGCCATTTTCTATCTCCTTTAAGCCACGTTAAAGTTAGCAGTGACAATTGCCTCAGGTCTTAAAATCTTACGACCATAGAGGTGCATACCACGCACGATGTCAGCAAAGCTGTCTGGATCACGATAGCTTTCTGTCTTAGATACTTGCTGTGCTGTAGCAACAGCAGAGCCATGTCCTGCTACAATTACACCAAAGTTAGCACTTTGATTACTTGCACCAGTAGTACCTGAACCTGTACCTACTTGTGGTAAGTTATTAGATACATAAATTTTAAATCCATGTAAATTATTTACAACTAAACCATTCTGTAGTCCAGATCCACCAAAGTCAGAATTTAACAATCTGCTATCTTCATCCTTTAATATTTCAATAAACACAGGATCAACTACCAACCAACGATCTCCTGTATCAACAAACTGTTGATCTAGAAGTCTGCCCATTCTATTAATAACTTGTAAACATGTAGCAGTGGTTGTTGACTGTGAAGTTTGTCCTGGAAGTCTTGGAGCCAAAGGAATAGAGTTACCTGTTCCTGGCGAGTTAATGTTACCAAAGTCTTCTTTAGTTAATTTCATGGTTGTAAGAAGCTCATCATTACCTGCTGTAGAAATAGCATTTGTTCCTGGTGATGTGGTTCTAGCTGTATCTGGAGCACCATGTTTAGCTGACTGTTGATAACCTGCTAAATAACCTAAAACGTCTTGATCGTATTGATCTCTCAAACGATAAGCAGCACGGTCTGAAGCCAAAGACATAAAGTTTACATGGCTATGTGCAGCTTCAATATCGTCAATCTTAAATGCATAGTAATTAGATTGATCTACAACAAGTGTAAAATCCTCATCATCTAAGTCTTGAGCAGTAATTTGAGTACCACGACTGTAAGCCTGAACTGAAACTTCTGGTTCTTTGATTATTTTTACTGAATCACCCATGTTTGCAATCTCACCAAAGTAATCACTATTGGTAATATCTTCAACAACAGATGATTTACGGAAAGCAAGTTGTACCTGCTTAGAGTAAATTACAGGGCTAAAATTACCGTTAGGTAAGTTTTGATACCCCGTTGCCTTAGGGAAAGCCATCTTAAATCTCCTTAAAAAATGTATAAGTAATTAAACGCATAACTTACACAATTCCTTTTGGGGCTGTCTTTTATTGGTGCATACTATTTAGCTGTATAGTATGGGCAATTAAGTCTCAGGTAATCCTTAAATTGTTCGTTGCGTTGTCTTTATTTTAGCTATATCCTTGGTATCACAATGTGGGCAAGGTATAACTAGACCTATGTTGACTTACAGTTTTATAGATAAATCCTTGAATGTCAAGTGTTATCTAGCAGAACCTGTCAAATCATAAATAAAATTCCCTGATCTCATAGCTGCTATTATAGCATCCTGTTTAGCTTCATACTCAGCAGGTTGCATTTTTTCTACTTCTGATTCTTTAAAAGTACTACCCTCTGCCATAGCTTCAGGAGATTCTTTAGAAGAAACTTTAATAGATTTAGCAGCTTCTTTATCTATTTGTTTACTAGATTTCTTACTAGTAATACCCATATCTGCTTTATATAAATCAATAGCTCTAGCAGCAGACATAGCATCATGTTCATTTTCATATAAAGCTTTTTGCACCCACTGTGGTTGTGCTTCTACCCAGTTATGAAACTCATCTTGATCTCTAATATCAGCAAAGTCAGGATGTTTTTTAAGCAATTCAACTTCTGCTTTTTCTCGCAGTGCATCATCTTGCATATCATTAATCTTTTTAATCCTATCTTCTAATTCTTTTGCCTGTTCCTGTGATTTCTTAATAGCTATTGTTTCAACTATCTTAGCTACATCGGGATATTCAGTTGCCCATGCTTCTAACTCTTCTTCACTTTTAGGCAATTTAATCTGTTGTTTAGTAGCTGTATCTAATTGAGATTTAAGCTCATCAATCTGCTTTTGAAGATCTCCTTCTTTCTTTTGTGCAAATCTTCTTAAATCACCATATCTTTTTTTAAAACTTCTTTCTTCAGCATTTTCAGGTTCAGGTTCAACTTCTTGTTTTTTTACTATTTCTTCTTCACTTTGTTGTGCTTTTTTTAATTCTTCTAATTCTTTTTCCTCTTGTTTTATCTTATCCTCTTTTGTATTTCTTTTTGCAAATCCTGCTACTTTTTGTTTTTGTACTTCCATAGCTTGTGCTTCAGCCATTGTAATTCCTTTCACGTTGGGGCTAACCGTAGCCGTAAGGGGGAGTTAGGTAGCCAATTCTAAATTATCTCTAGGATCTTTTTCGATTTCCTTTCTTGCTTTTTTAGCAATCTCTTTTGTTTTACTTATTCCTTTTGTTACTACAGGTCGCATTGCTTGTTGTAGTATTAGTTGTTGTAACATTTCAGGAGATACTTGTTTTCCTGACATAGATGATCTTACATATAAGTTAGTAATTTTTGCACTTGTTTGTTGTATTGTTGATAATAGCTGTGGATTATTTTCAAAGTCATCTTTAAATGTAGAGCCAATCTTATTAGCTACAGAAGTACTAACTCCATTTGCTACCATTGTATCTATTACACCATCTGAAAAATTTTTACCTTGTGTTAAATTATACACACCTTTAGTTATTCCCATAGTAGTTATGTTTCTAAGTGCATTTGAACTTAGGTTAGTATTTTTTTCTAAGAACTTCATACTATCTG